AAGAGACCTTGCGCAAGCTCGGGGGAGGGCTTGACCAGGCTCAGCGACAATCGAACAGCGTTACAAAATCTCTGGAGCGCCTCAAGGACAAGCTAAACGACTTAATGTCAAATATTTAGACCGCCCACGCGTTCGCGTCAGCGGTTGAGGGTCACTCGGAAATGAGCCTCCTGTAGCACTTTGGTGCTGCGGGAGGCTTTTTTGTTGGACACGGGATACTCGGGATACGATGGTTGCCAAAGAGTTGCACAGGGCACTTTGCGGGGGATCCCTCTCGCTGGCTGCGGCGCACATGGTACCAATCTGGCGATACGAGCCGTTACGCTGTTACGTTCTGGAGTTCCCCGCCGGGTGTGTGACGTTTCCTGTGTCTCTTATAGGCGATCTTGCCGTAGCAGATTATCAGGGAGAGATTCAGAAGGTGACGCTTGAGGAGCTTAAGAAGCGCCTCGAAGATCCGCTGAAGTTTCCGTTGCCGGACAAGGAGAAAGCCTGATGGAATGGTCCCCCCAAATAGGTTTCCAGACAGCAGCGCTTGATGCCCGCACTGTGGCATTTGAGCTTGGCATGTTCGGAGACCGGGGAGGCGGAAAGACTGGCGTGCTGCTGGCCGACTACGCTATGGACGTGCCTATCGGGAAGCCGTGGAAGGGTATCATATTCCGGCGCACAACGGACGAGTTCGAGACGTTGATCGAACGCTCCAAAGATATGTACTACGGCCTCTTTGGGGAGAAATACGCCAAGTTTTATGAAGACAATATGATCTGGAAGTTCAGCAATGGGGCGACGTTACAGTTCTCTCACATGTTCAGGGATTCAGATGTAGATAAGTTTATTGGGCGGGAGTATGTTTTTTGTGGGTACGACGATCTGCCACAGTTTGCGTCCCCGGCCCCTTATATTAAAATGCTGGCCTCCATGCGCACGTCTTACCCGAACATCCCGATGCGCATCAGATCTACGGGAAATCCGGGAGGGCCTGGTATCGGCTGGATCAAACAGAGGTTTCGTATTGACGAAAAGAATCCTCGCGCTTCGTCTGGAAAGCTTATCGTAGATCCGCGCTCTGGTCTGACTCGAATGTTTCTGCTGGCGCTTTACGAGGAGAACCGGATACACCAGAAAAACGACCCGTTTTACCGCAAACGCCTGTTGATGGCGACAGACGGTGATTCTCAACTTGAGCGGGCCTGGATTCACGCTGACTTCTCCTCGTTGTTTGGGCAGTACTTCACGATCTTCAACGAGGATGTTCACAAGGCAGATCCCGTTGAAACTCTGGCTCCCCACGACGGCAAGGTCCCCTCGAATTGGAAACTGGAAGCCTGGCTCGACTACGGCGAATCCAGGCCCACCAGTTTCGGTCTTGTCGCCACAACTCCAGAAAACGTATCCTACATAATCGCCGAGTACTACGGAGTGGGTGAATACGCCTCCAAACACGCTGCCGCCTGCGAGGATATGTATCGGTCTTGTCCCTATACGTCCGAGAGAAAGCCATCCCGAGTATGGGCGGACTCTCAGATATGGTACACGCGGGCTGCTGCGAACGCAGCGGCGATGGATAGAACCGTTGCGGCGGTGTTTAAGAACCAGGCAGATCTCAACCTTGTGCCGTCAGTTAAGGGGCCAAACAGTCGGGTTCTGGGCTGGCGGCAGCTGAAGGAGTTGCTTGCCTGGGAGGGCGGGATCAATGGGAAGTTGATTCGCACGCCCAGGCTTTATTACTTCCCAGATTGCGTGAATTGGGAGCGAGAAATAAAGGATGCCGTCTATGCTACGGCTGGCAACCGAGACGATATTGACACCGGATGCAGCGATCACAGCTTAGATGGTTGCCGGTATTGGGCGATGGGCGCAGGCAAGGGGTATGTGCCCAAGCAGAAGCAGGAGCCGGGCGCGCTGACCTTCGACGATCACGTTAGGCGTGCTCGGCTGGTGCGGCTTGGTCTCGCGAATCCCAATGGTTTTGGCGCTCCGATAACCAGGCCAGAACAGTTATGGCCTGCTGTTACGGCGGTGTAACAAGTGTAACAGAGGACATCGATGCCTGAAGAAATTGAGGGATACCCGAAGGACAGGGATAAGCAGTTGGCCTTCTGGAAGCGGCAGATCGAGTATGGCAAAAAATACTATGAGCCGTACTTCGTGATTGGGGACACGTTGCTCAAGATCGTGAACAATGTGGCCTCGAATTTTCGGGAGAGGGCGGTTGACGACCTTCTGCCCTCTCCCGTTTCCCGCGTGAAGGCGGGTATCGTTTTTGCCTGGCTGGACCAGTCGATCTCAAATCTCCAAGAGAGAAATCCCAGGTTTTCAATCGAGCCACAGAACAGAGAATCCGTAGGGGGCGCTTCTGCCGTTCGCGCAGCCGTCAACTACTGGCACGGCGAGACGAAACAATACGAACAGGACGACCGCTGCCTACTCGACGGGAACATCTACCACTGGTTCGTGAAAAAGGTTGGTTGGAACGCCCGTATCTTAGACGAAGAGCGCATTTCGCTGACCTCGATAGCGGAGTATTCTGAGGATGATCCCGAAAACGCAGCGCAACTCCTGGCTGCGGGCATTCCCCTCCGCGCCGAAGAATACCAAAATCACGATGGGCACATAGAAGCCTGCACGATGATCCTGCAAGATCCCATAGTTCCGAGAGAAGTCAAGGAATCTCTTGTTGAGCCGTATATTTCAGACCACAAGCGGATGCTCGAAAAACCCCAGGCGGACCAGAACGTGACGATTCAATACGACGCGCCTTATGCGCTGCGATGGAATCCAAAGCGGTTTCTTCTCGACCCGGACGCCGAACACGGGTTGAGAGACGCCCAATGGATAGCCTTTGGATGGACCAAGACCCTCTTTGATGTCAAGAATGATCGGCTTTTCGAGAACACGGACGACGTCGAATCGAAAGGCAGGTCTCCGCTTGCGCCGGGGGAGGATGGCACGATCCTCGGATATGACGACTTTGGTATTGTAGAGGGGTGGGAAGTCTGGTCGCGTAACTTCCCAACGGGCAAAAACGAGAGGCACAACCTCCGGCTGATACTGACCGAAGATCACGATAAGTTTCTGCGGTATGACGAGGAGTGGCCCTTTGAATATATCGAGGACTATCCCGCCGTCGTGGGCACATTCCACCACGACGTTGATTCGCACTATAATAAGCCCCTGCTGGCGTTGGCCGGGGCTGATAACTTGCAAATGCTCACAAACGAGATGCTCGACTCCATTCTGAGCGTCGTGCGAAAAGAGAAGAACGTCATATTCTACGACAAGGACGCCTTTGCAGAAATTGGGGATGGGCAATTCGAGAACATCTTGCAGGCCCCCGAAGGCTCTGCGTTTGCGATTGAGGGCTTGAAGGACATGAAGGGACCGCCGGTGGTTGCATTGCCGTTCAACCGTGTCCAGCAGGACAAGTTACAGCTTTCCAACATCATGCAGGGGTTATTTGATCGCGTGCTTGGGACTGCGGAGCCGCTTCGGTCCCGGTCGTCTGACACGGCTACCCAGGCCAACCTGATTGATCGCAGAATTTCCAGCCGAGAGAACCGGCGCGCCAACATCTTCAAGAACTTTCAGATCGAGACGGCGCAGAAGTTCTGGCAACTCCACCAGCAATTCCTCCCCGCCCGGCAGTTCCTCATTGATCCGCGAACGGATTTTTGGGCTGACGTTACAGAGGAGGTTGCCAAAGGGGAGTACCGATTCAGAATCGACATCTCCAGCGCGGCCCAAGCCCAGACACAGGAGTTGCAGCGCTGGCAAACGGCACTGAACATTGTAGCAGGTGTTTCGCAGTTGACGTTACAGCTTTACGGTGTCGCTCCCAACATTCTGAAGATCATCGAGCAGTTATTCGTCAAGGGTCTCGGTATTCAGGACGTGGAGAACTACCTGCCTATCGACCCGGCGCAGGGCGACAAGGCGCTTGCCGAGACGATGGCCGACCCTGCAAAGCGGATGATGCTCTTAGATGCAATTCTGAAACTTAAGGGTGGAGGCGATATGGTCTCCGGGATGGGGCCGGGGCCGATCAACCCGCAGTTGTACGCCTCTCGTCCACAGACAGAGGCAGACGAACTGACGCGGGCAAACAGGTAGAACGCAACCGGGAGGATAAAACATGAAGTCGGCAAAAGACGTCTTTGAGTGGTGGCAGGCCAACAGGCTTACCTATGTTCTGGTTGTTCCGGGTGACGTCACTCCCCAGGATTTCCTGGATTTTCTGAGGTGGTATTTGCCGAAGTGCTATTGGGAGAACGGCGCTACCTTTTCAAACAACTTGGGATTTCCGTTGCGTGTGGGATTTTCTGACGGGGAGTATGAGGCTTTGGGCAGGTGGAAGTCCTGGTTTGTAAAGGACAGGTTGGAGTTTTACGAGAAGACGGATGGGACCTGGACGCGAGGCGCCTGGACGCTTGAGCGTGAGCGGACGGATTGAAGTTTATAAGGAGATGGACCGTGCCATTTAAAAGTGAAGCTCAGCGCAGGATGATGTATGCGGCCCGGAAAAATCCGTCTATGCGCAAGATGCATGACATCAATCTCTCCGCCATAGAGAAGATGATTGCACATGACGAAGGGGGGAAGCTGCCGGAGAAGGTGCGCAAGAAGAAGCGCCGAAAACAGGCTATGCGCAAGATGCATGACATCAATCTCTCCGCCATAGAGAAGATGATTGCACATGGAGACAGGTAGATGGCTCTGAAGATATACTCGTATAAGTGCGCCTGTGGCAAAGTCGAGGACGTTCTTGTGGAGTATGACAAACGCCACGAAGCGCAAGCCTGTCCAGGTTGCGGGGGGCCTATGGACTGGCAATTCCCCTTGTCGTTTGCGTTCCATTCGTTCGAGCCGTATTACGATCCGGCTCTTGGAATGGATCTGCATACCCGGCGACAGAAGCAGGTGGAACTCAGGTCGCGTGGGCTGATCGAGGCGGGAGATCCGGTTAGGGGAGCGCGCAACTTCGATCCGCATGCCCCGCACCACATGAAGCCGGAGTCGATTCAGGGTATTGGGTACGAGGAGATCGACCGGCAGCGCAGGGCGGCGGAGCAGGCAGAGGCCAATTTCAAGGTCGGCGTCGCCGCGCCGGGGGAGAAGGTGGAATACGTGCGGCTGTCAGATTTGCCTTATGCGAAGGACAAGAAGAAGCCGTAACATCTACGGGAGATTGACATGGCTGAAGAAACCGCAACCGGAAATGTCGCCCCTTCCGACGGGAAGACCCCTGTGGACATTCGGGAAATGGTGATGTCGTGGGACGCTGACACGCTGTTTCCCGACGGCGCACAGGACGTTTCCGAAGAAGATGGCGAGACTGCCGAGGATGCAACGGCTGAAGACGATACGGAGCCGTCCGAAGCCGAAGGCGACGAGACCAACAACAAGCCCGATATGTCCGGCAAGGAGACTGCGGGTTATAAAGATGGGATCGCAGGGGCGCTCCGATATTTAACCGAGAACAAAAACACACCACCCGCCGTACTCAAGGCCGTTCAGAACCTTCAGGGCGAATTCACGAAGGTTACGACTCAGCAATCCGACAAAGCGCGAGACCTTGACGCCAAGCTGGAGAAAGTTGAGACACTTCTGGCGCAACTGGAGGAGCCGGACGATTCAAAGCAAGCAAACCCATACGATCCCTTGAACCAGGTTACGACTCAACAGCGACAACTGTTTTTAAGGTTGGCTGAAGAGTTGGGATTTGTCAGGAAAGAAAAGATCTCGCAGCGTGAGTTTATCGCCCGGCTGAACAAAGAGGCTGCATCCACACTTGGAGAAGAGTTTGGGGTTGTGGATAAGGATACGGGGGAATTTCAGATTTCTCCAGAAGCGCGCCGAATTGTAGACGAAGAAGCTGTGCGGCTTCAGGCTGAAGATCGAGGAGCAAGCCATCGAGACTTGTATATCCTGGCGAAGTTTCCCGAGTTGATTTTGAAGGCAAAGGCTGAAGCATTGGAGGAGTACAAAGCGCAACAGTCGGGCCGCGCGACGTCTCGAAGAAACGCCGAGACTATTACGCAGACGAGATCCCCCGGATACATTCAGCCCCGCATCAAGATCAACAAATCAGATCCCAATCGGTTCAACAAGGCTATGGCTCAGGCGCTTGCTCTTGGGTTTTCGGCCGCATCGAAGGTGCCTTGAGCACTCGGCAAGACGGGATGAAAGGACACGGAAATGCCAGACTATACGACCGAATCAAGAGCGTTTCAGACACTCCTGACGACGACCCATAGCGCCTACATCGACTCCAAGACGATCCACGATCAGGTGTTCGATCAGCACCCCCTGACGCGAGATCTGTTCGCAAAGGCGAAGAAGGTCAATGGGGGGGACCAGATCAATGCGATGTTGATGTACGGAAAAAATACAACCGCACAATGGTATTCCGGGCATCAACTCCTGAACGTGCAGCCATCTGAGGGACATACCACGGCGCAGTTCCAGTGGAAAGAAGCAAGCGTAAGCATTGTCTATTCGGGGAAAGAATATCTTCTGAATAAGGGTAGCAAGACCAAGATCGCGGACCTGATCAATGCGAAGCAGGCCCAGGCGGACTCCTCGCTGATGGACATGGTGGCAACCGGGGCCTATAGCGATGGGACCGGATCGTCAAACAAGCAGCTTACCGGCCTGGCCGCAGCACACGAGGACACTCCGGGCACGACAACGTATGCCAATGTGCCCACAACCAACACGACATGGGTAAACCGTGTGGCGACCTCTGTTGGAGCGGCAGCCGTCAATTTACTGCCGAACATGCGTACGGTCTACAACAGTTGCTCTATCGGTAAGGGCGATGCCGGAACCGCGCCGGACAAGATCTACACCACTCAGACTGTGTACGAGGCGTTCGAGGCGCTTCATGTTACATTCCTCCGATACTCCTCCGCGAAGGAATCTGACCTCGGAATTCAAAAGCTTCTCTTCAAGGGGGCGTCCGTTGAGTGGGACCCCTACTGCACGTCTGGCGAGATGCACATGATCAACACCAGGCACA